TTTATTTAGATGCTACAGGAACACCAGTAGGAGCAGCGTCAGCTGGCTTTGCATTAGCAATGGCCGTGGCGTTATAAATAGGAAAAAAATATGGCACAAGATTTTAGAAACGTTTTAGTAAGAACAATTGGAACAGGTGATACTACCTTATTAGCAGCTGGAGATTATGATGCAGTAATAGGTATTAGATGTTGTAATATTTTAACATCAACAATTAAAATAGATGTTAAAATTGCAAAAGGCGGAGCTGATTACTTTTTAGCAAAAGGAGTAGTAGTTCCACCAAATAGCGCTATTGAATTAATTCAAGGTGGCGCTAAAATTGTTTTAGCTAATGGTGATACATTAGAAGCTGTCTCTGATACCGCAAGTAGTTTAGACGTAGTTCTTTCGTACATCGATACAATTAGTTCTTAGGAGGAATTATGACGGCAGTAATAAATGGAATCCAATACATCGGAGGGCAATACGCTCCAGATGAATTTATAAAAAATCAAGCATCAACAATTGATGGTACACAAACTGTAGAAAATGCAGTTCTTGCAGGACCTATTACAATTCCTGCAACAATAACAGTAACAGGAACGTTGGTAATAGTTTAATGAGTAAAATAGAAGTAAATACAGTTGCACCACAATGCGGAACTACTTTAACACTAGGTGAATCTGGTGATACAGTAACACTTGGAACAGGTGCATCACAATCAGGTTTTGGAAGAACTGGTACAGTAGATTGGCAAACAGGTTCAATTAAAACAGCCACATTTACTGCAGCAAATGGTGAAGGTTATTTCTGTAACACTGCAGGTGGTGCTTTTGAAATGGATTTACCAGCAGGTTCAGCCGGTGCAATAGTGTCTGTTCAAGATTATAATAATACATTTGATACAAACGCTTTAACAGTTGATCCAAATGGATCAGAAAAAATTAATGGTGGTGACGCTGGTGAAGAAGTTACACTAGACACTGAAGGAAGAGGTGTAACTTTTGTTTACATAGATGCAACAGTTGGTTGGAGATCAGTTCAAGATAATGATTTTACAAAAAAAGGTGTAAATGCAGCATTTGTAGCAGCAACAGGTGGAACTATAACAACTGTTTGTACAAATTTTAAAGTCCACACATTTACTTCACCAGGAACATTTTGTGTTTCTTGTGCAGGTAATGCTGGCGGATCAAATACGGTTTCTTATATGGTTGTAGCAGGTGGTGGTGGAACAGCTAGAGGTGGACCAGGAGCAGTTGGTGGCGGCGGTGCAGGAGGATTTAGAGAAGGTAGAACAACTACTTGTTCTTATACAGTCTCACCTTTAAATGCAGCAGCAGGTATACCTGTTACAGCTACAGGTTTTCCAATTACAGTTGGAGCTGGAGGAGCTTCAGGACCATCAGGAAGTCCAGGTAATGCTTCTGTAGGATCAAATACAATATTTTCAACAATTACATCAGCAGGTGGTGGAAGAGATCATGGAACACCTGGTCCCGCTTCATCTAACGGTGGGTCAGGAGGAGGTGGTCCAACAGCGGATAATCCTACTCTTAGTGGAAAAGGTAATGGTAACACTCCGCCGGTTAGTCCTCCTCAAGGAAATCCAGGAGGCGGCGGTCAAGTTACAAATCCTGGTTCATCTCCAGCACTTGTATATAGAGGCGGCGGTGGTGGTGGAGCTACGGCAGTAGGAGCAAATGCTGTTAGCCCAGGTGCAGCAGGCGCAGGAGGAGCGGGAGCAACAACTTCAATTAACGCAACACCAACAGCTTTTGCTGGTGGTGGTGGCGGTGCCGCTGGTAAAGAACCCGCTGGAGTTGATGCTGCTTCAGGTGCAGGTGGCGCTGGTGGTGGTGGAGCAGGCGGTGCAAGAGCGGCAGGTACTGCTGGAACAGCTAATACTGGCGGAGGTGCAGGTGGTGCTGGATATGGTCCAGGTGGCACAGTTCAAGCTGGCGCAGCAGGTGGTTCAGGAATTGTAATAATTAGGTACAAATTTCAATAATTATGACAAGTAAAATTAAAGTAGATAATATAAATAAAGTTTCAGATGATTCAAACATCATCAAAAAATGTGGTACAACAGTAACTGTTGGAGCTGCTTCTGACGGAGTTAGAACTGGTGCAGATAATCTACAAGCAGCAGATGGTGGAAATTTAATAAGTCAATCAGGTACAACTATTACATTAGGTGCAAGCGGTGATACTATTGCTTTAGCATCAGGTGCAAGTCAGACAGGTTTTGGTCGAACAGGAACTGTAGATTGGCAGACAGGAAGTATTAAAACAGGAACTTTCACAGCAGCTAATGGTGAAGGTTATTTTGCAAATACAACAGGTAGTTCATTTACAATGAATTTACCAGCAGGTTCTGCTGGAGCAATTGTTTCAGTTCAAGATTATAATAATACATTTGATTCAAACTCTTTAATTATTTCACCAAATGGTTCAGAAAAAATTAATGGTGGGGCCGGTGGTGCTAGTGATACTATTGAATTAGATACAGAAGGAGAAGGTTTAACTTTAGTTTATATTGATGGAACAGTAGGTTGGAGATCAATACATCAATCAACTTTTGCAGATCAAAGTTCAACAGAATTATTTGTAGCGGCATCAGGAGGAAACACAACAGCTACTTGTGGAAATTATAAAATTCATACTTTTACAGGCCCTGGAACTTTTACAGTTACTTGTGCAGGTAATGCGTGTGGATCAAACAAATTAGATTATTTAGTAGTAGCTGGTGGAGGAGGAGCATCAGGTGAATTTTCTGGAGCCGGAGCCGGTGGTTTTAGAGAATCTGTGCCTAGTCCTGCAGCGTGGGCAGCAAGTCCCCTTGCAGCGCCAGCTGGAGGTTTAACAGCTTCAACTTCTCCAGGTTCTTACCCTATAGTAGTAGGAGCAGGAGGTGCTGCAAATAGTAACAATGGAAATCCTTCAACTTTTTCTACAATAACATCTACTGGTGGTGGCGCTGGAACTGGAGCCCAAGGAAATACTGGAGGTTCAGGTGGTGGTGGATCTGCTGAACCTGCTCCACAAAATGCTGGAGGTACTGGAAACACTCCTCCTGTTAGTCCCCCTCAAGGAAGTAATGGTGGACAAGGAGCCAACTGTGGTGGTAACCCAAGAGGCGGCGGAGGTGGCGGCGGTGCAACTGCTGTAGGTACAGCGGGAAGTACTGGTGGTGTTGGAGCTGGAGGGGCTGGAGCAACAACTTCTATATCTGGATCTCCTGTTGCAAGAGC